CATATCTTCTTTGATTTTATCGACCAGATTTGGCGTCCTGATCACATCAATCTTGGATTCATGGACCAGACTGGCAGAACCTTTTTTCACCGCTGCATGATCAAGCAGATCCTCATAAATTTCCTGTAAAATGCTTTGCGGTTCTTCATTCACCACATCGGCATAGCGGAATGCAATCAGGCGCGTGTAGTGAATCTTCTTCGCTGCTTTCCCGTCATTTAACCGCAGATCATAAAACTCAGGCTGCTTAAGCAATCCATTCGACTCAGATAAAGGTAGATAAGTATTTTTATCTGCTCTCAGATATTTCTTTTTGAGCACAGTGAAGAATTCAAGCCGTCCAGTTCCGAGCTTAGTGATATCCAAGGGTTGATTCAGATTATTACCATCAGTGGTACCCAGCAAAACGTAAGCTTCACCGTATAACCGGGATAGAATCAAACCAGACAGCAAGATGTCATTAAGACGGAATTTCTTGCACGCCTCCTGAAGCTTCTTTAAATCACCATCCTGAATGCCTTCATAAAACCAGCCGGCACGCAGCATGTCGCTTGCTGGGCGGTTCACAATACGTTTTGCCAGCCAGTGCTGATACACGGCTTCAAGCTGATCATCGGGTATATCACGGCGAACAAAGTGCCCATGGGCCGCTTTATCTCTCGATGTGCCAATATTTGACACAAAATTGGTATATGCCCCTGCGTCGCCGATTGCATCGGGCTTTTGAGTCTCAGCCATAATTTTTCCTAATCAAATACAGTCGGCTTTTTGGCCACAGTGTCATTGATTGCGTCAATTGTTGGGTCCCACTGGTCGTCATGATCATGTGTCATATCTGCGGTGATTCCTTCAATTTCTTCAATGTAGTTCAGTAGCCACGGCGCTTCTGCTGGTAGCATGACCATTTGGTCTTCGACATAAAACACCACATCCATGGTCCGCGTAAGCTTGTCAGTGCTTCGCTGGATTGCACGAATCGGTAAGGTGGTTTGTCTGGAAATGGTCTGGATCAGCGTGGTACCTGAGGACTTATCCTCAATGGCCATATAACGCAGCTTGCCGATTTCGGTATTGCTTTCCTTGTGCCTGTTAATAAATAACTTGGCTTGCTTGATCAGTTCCGGTGCTTCCCACTTACCACGCTTCACTTCGATGATGTAAAGCTTGCCGTCATACCCCAAACCACCACACAGGAATACAGAGTAATCGTTATGTTCTTTAGTCTTTTGCGCGGTATCGACCCAGATTGCACGCCATTTGAGTACCGGTAGTTTAATGTATCGTCCGAACCACTCAGCCTTGACCAGATCACCGCCCAGCTTTTTCGGTGCCTGTTGGTACTGACTGCTAAATGTATAACGTGAGACCGTAGCGCCGTCTTTGTCCTGACCACCCTTCTCTAACTGTAGTAAGGATTGAAGTGATTCCTTCAATGGCCAGTAACTTTGACGTCCTTTCTCGTCTCGCTCTACATCTCGCGGTACCTTACGACGTATATGCTCAGGCAGTGTATTGATATAAGCATCATCAATCAGTGCTGGTATCGAGATCTGATGCCAGTTCCCTGGTACATTACCGGTCATCACAAAGTTGGTCGGATCTTCAACGTGTAAACGCTGCATGATCAGGATGATCGGTGTAGATGACTTGGCTTTACGGGAGTTGACCGTATTTAGTATCTTTCGGTTTGCCTTGTTACGTGCCGTTTTACTAAATGCATCCTCAGGCTTGAGCGGATCGTCCAGGATAATCGCACCGGTAAATCCGGTATCAGCCAGTGTGCCAGCACGGCGGCCCGTAACCTGACCACCCATCGAGGCACTGTATACATGCCCCGCTTCATATCCATCTACAGTGGTTTTCCAGCTTGCCTTTGCATCAGTACTGGTCGATATCTTCACAGGCCATAAGCCCTGAAAATCCTCTGACTTTACGATGTTCCGCGCCGTGGATGACACATCCTCAACGAGCGATTGAGAAAATGACAAATACAGAAATCTTGAGCGCTGGTTCCGCGCAATGCCACGTGCAATCAGATTAGTCAGTAACTCGGTTTTACCGCTACCAGGTGGAACGTTAATAACCAGATTATCAATCCGGCCTGCAATCACCTCATCAATCGCCCAGGCGATGTATTCATGATGCCAATTGACTGAAAACTTAAAACCCATGCGGGGCATAAAAAAACGCCGTGTAAAGAACAAATGTTCTTGCTCACATTTCTCACGTTCCAACTGTATTTCAAGCAGGCTAGTACTTACCTTCGAGTTCATTTAACACCTGCCTTATCTGCTCAGGCGTTGCAACAACATGGGTGACTGGTTCGGGATTGAGTGGATCTCCCCCTGCGCCAGTAAGTTGAGTTTTGTTTGTATACTTCCCGCCTACATCCTCTGCCGCTTGCCGCAAAATATTTAAAGCGGCTACCCTGTTTTTACTGTGCTTCTGGTATTGATTTTCTAAGCGCTGTAACCGCACAGCTAAATTTGCGATTGGGATTGTTTCTGGTTTTGCCAGAAAATCTTTACGTGTGGCTTCAAATTCCGCTTTAAATTCAGCGCTCAAATCCTTACCAGCTCGTTTTGTTGGATCATAAGTCTCAACTTGTTGTCTTGTTACATCAGTATTAAATTCTTCCTTGACGAGCACCACTGTTTCTTGAGGTGTGTTAAAGACAGCAAGTGACCGAACAATAAAGAGTTTTTGCTTTTTATTTAGTGTTGCCATTTCTCTCTATCCGTCAAGGTACGTCAAGGTAAATGAGCAAAAAAAAGAGCCCGAAGACTCTACTTAATCAAACACGTCCCACAACTTGCAGCTATATTCTTTTCTGATACAAACGGCGCCTGCTTTGCGACTTCAACAAGACGCTTAATGTCATCACTCGCGCCCCAGCGCTTCACAACGCCAACGAACTCTTCTACGTCGTGGCCCGCCAAGTAATGCTTAGGCAGACCAGTGTGGTCGCTATAGACAATTTCACCGTCTCCATCACGCTCAACACCAATATGATAAAGCTCATGTTCAATCAGAGCACAAAACTCTCGATCAGTCGCTTGCTCGCAAAAGCTGGCATCAATCGTAATGAGATAAACAGGTACAAAGCCAAACCAATCCCGCATCTGTTGTTCTTGCCGTGCCTTTTTCCACCCACCTTGGTTGAACATGACTTTCTCACATTGCCCCAACACCATGCGCTTAGCCCGTGTAAATGCAGATGATGCCCAAGCAAAGGCTAGAAATGTTTCGTCATCGTGAAGTAGCTCAGCGATATGGTCATGATCCGGGTTATGTAGCTCACCGCCCAGCGTTAAGAAATTTGTTATTACCCATTCTTTTAGATCTGGTGCAGCGATCAAACGAATCGCTTCTTCTTCCTCAGCTTGATCAATAAAGTCAGTCTGGGGAAATGGTCTGATCTGGTCCATTGGGCGTCTGCCTTTTTAATCTTTTGAGCCATGAAAAGCCGAAGTTTGATTCGATCTGTAATGGGCCATCTTCATGAATTTTATATATTGGAGCTGATTCTATTCTCACTACGGTGTAACCCATATCGGCAGCAACATCATAACGATCAATGCTCCAAGCTTTGTTTTTAAGCTTACCCTTACGTCCACCAGACCATGGTCCGCCGGATATCTCCACTAAAATCTTGTGTTCAATTAGATGGAAATCAAAACGCCAATGCTTTGTAGATATGAATTGAAATTTCTTCTCGTATTTGATGCCGAGTATTTGTAAGGATTTTTCAAAGTCTTCTTCGGCTTCCTTGTAGCTAATTTTAGCCTTAGGCAGCGGTCTGGTTCTTGGCTTAGTTTTTAACGGCGCTTTTTTAGTTTTGGATTTATATGTGTCTATTTCCATTATTAACCTAAATTTAAAAAACCGTCATTTAGACGGCTTTTCATAACAATGAAACAATTAAGCTTTAATCATGGTTTTTTCCAAAAACATACTCTAAGGTTAAATTCAAACTTCAATAAAAATGCAATAACAATCAAGATAATTCCTACAATAATAAAAACTATATCAAATCGGTAAAACAACAAAGAAAATGAAGATAATGCAAACAATATCAACAAGTAAAAGACAAATATGCCTAAAGTCTCATCCATGTTTTCCCCCAAAAACACTATTAGAAACAGGGTGATAAACTACGCTCGGATTCATGTTAAAACAAGATATTTAGATTATTGTTTTTTGCGAATGATTTACATATGTTAAACTGAAATTCCTGTATCTATTATTAAGAAATTTTTAATATTTTTATTTTCCTTTAACATAAAGATTTTAGAAATATTTGCTACGAAGTCTTCAAGAAAAAACCCCGCTAAATATCGATATTCAGCGGGGTTTCCTCTGCCGTAATCTGTTCGGCTAGTAACTCAAATGTCCTATTGCGAGCGGGATTAAAACAAAAAAAGCCCATCAAATGATGAGCTTTTTTTCAATCTAGCAACTTGCTTAACTGACTTTTCAAATATGCCAAATAGAGATTTCGATCTTCATAATTTGGTATTCCAAAAACCCAGAAAGCATAACTCTTAGATCTAAACTTAAATTTAACATTAACAGTTTTGACTTCGATAATTGCCTTTTCTTTGCGCATCTCCACAAATAGCTTTAAAACTAAGGCAAAAAATTTAAGCTTATTATCTATTTCATATTCCGACGGTTTATATTGCTCCAGTGCTACGGCAAATATTAGCTCACACCACTCATAACCATCTTCATCATCCATTCAGTCTCATTTGATTATTTAAAATAGATAACGGAATTGACTTATAGCACAGTACATACTCTTTAAGTGCTTTTTAGGTCAATATAAAAAATAATCCACTAAATAACAATAAAGCCCGCAATTAGCGAGCTTTAATCATTGGTCATTTACTTACACTTCGACCACTGTAAGGTAAAAATAACACTTGCCTTGATCAAGGTCAAGAGCTATCAGCGTAAAGCCATCTCTGTACTTTTATGCTTTACGGAACGAACACTCAAAGGTTGCTGATGAACACGTTCTCTGGCCTTCCAAAGATCATAACTGGTTTGCATACCTAACCAGAGATCAGCACGTCCACCGTTTTCAACGCCTAACCATTCTTCAATACGTAATGCCATCTCAGGAGAAATTGCGGAAGTCCCATTAAGCACTCGTGACAACGTAACTCTAGATACACCCAATTGATTCGCTGCTTCTGTAACAGTCAAATTAAACGCAGGTAATACATCTTCACGTAAAGTTTCACCAGGATGTGGCGGATTAAACATTTGACCCATGATATACCTCTCTTAATGATAGTCCTGATAGTCAACTAATACAGCATCACCATGATCAAAATAGAACGTTAAACGCCAGTTTCCATTCACTGAAATAGAATAATGACCGTCAACATCCTGCTTTTTAGGGTTTTTCCCCTGTAATAGATGTAAACCCCAACCTGGCAAATTCATATCATCTGGACAAGATGCAACATTAAGCTGATGTAATTGTCTGGCTAATCGGTTTTTATGAGCAGGTTGTATTCCTGCTGTAGAACCAGATTCAAAGAATTTTTTTAATCCTTTATGCCGAAACGATTTAATCATGACTACTTCCTGTCTTTAATTAATTGTATCGTGTAACGTTACAATTTACAAGTAAGTATGTTTAGGAAAATACCGCTACCCAAACCGTGCTGCAAATACTTTCACTTTTCTTAACTCATCAGGCTTCTTAAACAATATACCCAACTTCATTAAATTTTCTTGGGTTAATAAGCGATTGCCACGTATACAGAAATTTTTCAACTCTTTAAGATTGTGCTCATACTCTTTGAGGTCTTTTATTAGTTTCTTAAATAAATCATTTGGCATACCAGCAGGATTTCTTATCTCCCGATGTATACGTTCAAAATAAACCTTTAACTTTTCTGCCTCATGCCATTGAGCAACTAGATCATATTCATCAATAACAGCGAGTGTAACGGTCTTTGTATCCCGTACATATTGCTTTTTACCCCAGCCTTGACTAAATTCTTCATCGATTTCCTTTTCTTGCTCAGTTTTAAACTGTTCTTCTGTAATCAGCCCTTTCGATGTAATTTTAGCTTTGATCATTTGATTCATCCAATAATCAAAAGCATCATTTTGCAGTGCTTTGATTCCCATTTTAATATCAATAAACGTGAACCTTCCTGTCTGCTCCAAGACTTCTTCAAATTGCTGTTGAAGCTCAGGTAACTTATCAAAAATTTCTTTTAAAGCCTGATACTGCTCTGCATGGATTCTTTGAGTATTAAACTCTCGTTCTTTATTGGTAAAATCCACACCAAAATTATTTCTTCCACAAACATGTCCAATAACAATTTCAAATCCATTTGTCAGTTTTACAATATAGCCTTTAAGATGCTTTGTTCCGCACTGGGCAATTCCGCATTTAATGCGTTCCTTAAACTGATAGTGTCCAACGAGATCTTTGATCCTAACGCCATTCTCATTTTGAGAAATATGAACAGAATCAATAAAGTTCGGTCTAGATGTTATTTCTTCAAAATTATGGATTAATTTAAATTGTTGAGCCGACATTTTATTACCCTCTTATCAAACCGTACCTTTCACATAACGAATGAATGAATACCGTACATGGAGTGCGGCCAACCCACAGCGAACATCATATTTCGCATCCATCACCGTACGGTTTTCCGTTTTAAGCTCTGCCCATGATCTATCATGGAAATAACGGCTAATGATCACCTGCATCCACTCAAGTGTCGTTTCACTGTCTGTACCATTAATAATATCCAGTACTAAACGTTGTACGGCACGAGCTTCATTATCGTTAATCTGACACGACACTTTGTGACGTATAGCTTGTTGTACTCCTTGAGCATCACAAAGGTAATAAGCAATAAGTTTAGCTCGATCTTTCTTCTTTACACGTACCTTGGCTTTCTTCATTGCAATAGCAATCGGGCTATCGGAATACTGTCCACCACGACAAGAACGTTGCCACGCTCCACATTGGCGTAACCAATCTGGCAAATCATACTTGCTCCAATCCACCGTCTGCATAATGTGCACTGCTGTATTCATCTCATCACCTAATTTGTTTCAAGTTAAATTTTATAAGCGTTATTGTTTTATGGTTCTGCCTGCTCCTCTACCGATCTAAAACGACAAGTTTCGAGATAATCCAGTACTCGAACTGCACCGCGTTTACCGTGTCGGTTTTTCACTACAATCAGCTCTGTGATTCCCATCGGTTTGGTTGAGTCTTCTGGATCGGTTAGGGGGGTAACAAGGATGATCTGGTCTGCATCTTGCTCGATTTGTCCAGATTCTTTGATATCTGATGCTTTAGGACGTTTGCCCTTCTCTGCCTCACGGTTGAGCTGTACCAGTGCAATGACAGGACATTCAAACTCTTTCGCCATGGATTTTAATTCACGGCTGATGGAACTGACTTCCTGAAAGCGATCTTTCTTGCTCGGGTCTCTGAGCAGTTGTAAATAATCCACGATGATGCAGCCCAATTCCTTGTAACGGCGTTTGGCTCGACGTGCATAGGAACGGACCTCACTCAAGGAGGGTTTCTGTTTCGGTTGTATCCAGATCGGCAGTCGCTGATAGGCCGCTTTGGCATCGGCGTAATCTTTCATCAAGCCGTTGTAGAGTTCGGCATTGTGGATGTTGTGGTAAGGAATTAGCCCTAATGCGCTGATCATACGGTTGGCGAGTGTAGACTGGTCCATCTCGGCTGAAATAAACAATACGCCCTTACCAAACGAACTGGCGGTATCCAATGCCAGCATCTGTGCCAAAGTGGATTTACCACTTCCTGGTCGTCCACCGACCACACAGAAATGCCCCTTTTGCACGGTACCCAGTAATTCATCCAGATGCTTTAGATTAAACTTCACACCCGTGAATTGCTGCTTGTCCTTTGCCTCTGCCTTCTCGATCATTTCGGTGAGTGCCATGTCCAGTGCCGCTTCAAAACTCATGCCCTGATCGCTTTGCTCTTGGTTGTCCACCTGACCCAGTATATTTTCAGCTTCAGCAAACACATCAGGTTGAGTCGTGTCTTGTGCCATGCTCGAAATGCGTTGTCCAAGCCACTCAACTTGTCTGTGTGCTTTGAGTTTTTTAAGCTGGGTGATGTAAGGCTCCATGCTATGAAAACTTGATGGTGCTTCAGCCAACATGATTTTGAGATATTGCTCACCGCCCAATACGTGCAATAGATTTTTAGATTTCAGACGTTGCTCGACCATGACGACATCGTAAGGCTGGTTTTCATTGGCCAGTTCCACAATTGCGTTGTAAATCTGCTTGTGTCGTTCAGGGTAAAAACATCCTTCGTCCAGATCTTGTGCAATCAGCTCGTAGGACAGTGCAAAAGTCATCAGTGCCACCAGAACGCATTGTTCCATTGGGATGTTGTGAATATGAGATTCTGGCATCACCATACTCGATCCTCCACGACCTTGTATTTTGAAAGATCAATGCGTTCAGGTTCGGGTGTCTTTGGTATAAAACGAATCTGTTGTGAATACCCAATAAACCGATCCAGATGTACTGCATCACGACAAATCAATTCGATATCCGTGAACTGTCCTTGAACGTGATGATCTGATTTAGAACATCCCATGACTCCGTTCTTGATCTCTTCAACCGAGTAGCCCTCCCTCAGTCGTGTGAGAATTTTTGATTTACGCTTGTTATCGAGTTTGGTTCGATCATTTTTTCCAAACGTGGTTTTCCAAAATTCAAAAATCTCTTGAATCTCATTTTTGAAATTTTGATTGGCTTGCTCAGGCACAGGGTCGTCGTTAGACGGACATATGTTTTTATTTATGGATTCAGGAATCAGATTAAAGGATTCAGGAATCAGGGCGTTTTGGTCTGAGATAGAAACAGTTTCATAACTGTTATTGTCCTGTTTTAACTGTTCCGATTCGGTATCTGTTATCTGTTCTTGATGGGTTTTAACACCGTTAGTATCAATAGAAATCAAAGACTTATTATAAAATTCAGCCAATTGATCTTTATTTAACAGATGTGGCTTACCCACGATAGTTTTGTTTTTAGGGTTACGATCATAGACAGTATAGAGCCCATCCTGGTCTGGTAACTCGCTATCTTTCTCTAATCCGTGTGGCGTCTGATGTTTTACAAAATTTACAATCTGGATAATATCGATACCATCAATGTTGTATAACTCGATAAATCCGTACTTGGAAATGTTGGATAACTGTTCCGAAACGTTTATATCATCCGCAGGGAAAAGTGACATTTTGATCTTTTTCGGTCTGTTCTCTAAACGACCTTCTCGATCTGCTAATGTCCACAAGCCTATAAATAACAATCTAGCTTCACAGGAAAGTTCGACAATATCCTCATTCATAAAGAATGAAGGTTTGATATTACGGGATCTGGCCATTAAAGCTCCCCCTTTGCTTTCATCTTTTTAATCACAGCATCTTCAAAACGCTGAATCAGTCGATATTGGTCATGGTTGCGTTGTAGGTCTTCTACCGCTTCGGCTGCTGACCAACTGGTTTGTTCAAAGTCTTTTTGTACGCCTAAGGCTTGCTCCAGGGCATTACGGGTTTCACGGTAATGATCAATGGCATCACCATAGCGGTCTTCAGCACGTTCTTCTGCTGTACGTTCATATTCGTGATCTTGAAAATTGTACTGTTCATCAAATTCTGTTAAATTATGAGTGTTCATATTGACCTCGCTTAGTGTGGTTAATACGCCGCTTCTTGTTACTGCAAGAGGCGGTTTTTTTATGGGTGTACACATGACTGCACCTGTTGATTCAGTTCAGATAGTGCTTTGTGCATCTCATGGATGAATCTGGCCATATCCAGTGCTTCGCCTTGGGTAATTCGCCCATCGGCCATCATTTCTTTAAACAGTGCTGATATATCGCCCTTCTTGATGCCTATGCATAGGAAGGTATCCATCAGACTGGTATCTCGCTGGCTCTCGGGTATGTCTGGCAGGTCAATTGCCACCTTTCCGAGTCGTGCACACATTTCCTGCAATATCCGATAGTCCCCTGTAATCTCCATCAGCTTGACTGCCTCGAGCAATGTAATGTGATGGGTATGTGTGTTTGGGTTGACCTTGCTATTGAGCACCGCAGGGCTTTTGATGCCTAAACGTGATGCAAGTGCAGATGCACCACCCAGAAAGTCGTGAACGGTGTGATAGGCAGCATCTAATATGTTCATGGCGGGTTCCTTTGAACGTGTTTATTAGATGGGTGCTGACATAAGATTGGATTTATGGTTAGGACGTAATTCAATCCAAATATCTTCGTAATCATCTGGAAATAAATCTTTGCGAGTGCATAGACCTTTATCTTCAGCAATTACAGCTAAGCGGATTTTGCGATCTCTGGGAATTGCTTTCCATCCACTTACGGATGCAGCGGTGATACCTAAAAATCTAGCAACAGCAGTTACACCCCCTAAAAGCTCAATAAATTGATCATCAGTCATGTTGATCTCCTAATTTTATTGCCTCAATTATTAGGTATTCCTTATATTTTATCAATAGGAATACCTTATTTATTTTATGTTAGGATTTCCTAATAGACTAGGTAAGATCATGAAAACATTAGCTGAACGACTTAAATATGCGATGGAAATTTTGCCACCTAAGAAAATCAAGGGTGTCGAACTTGCTCGTGTAGTTGGAGTTAAACCACCATCTGTCAGCGATTGGCTTTCAGGTAAATCTAGATCTATGGAAGGTGAAAATTTACTAAGAGCAGCCAAATTTTTAGATGTAAATCCAGTCTGGCTAGCTACTGGTACAGGTAAACCCAAAACCACAACCGAAGATGGTTCTAATTTATTTTTGATAGAAGAACCTAATTCTGTAGAAATTCCAAATCAGGATATTCGTCAATTAGTTGATTCATTGCTGCTTTTAGATTCAAAAGGAAGACTTTCTCCAGAATTAATTAAAGCAATAAGAGCTACTATCGATATATCAATAAACTCATTAAATAACTGAAAATGTGCTTTATCTCTTAATATATTTTGGAGGAATTATGTCTGAAACTGAAGCTATAGCAAAAATGTCAGAGATCTTATCAAATGATATCTTTCCTTATTTCCGTTGGAACTCTATCGGTGCAAAAAATCTTAATTGGGACTGTGTAAAACTTACAGAACATAAAAAAGAAAAGACTAAAACACATCCAGCTGATGTTGTCTTTTGGTATAATGACCCATATACCGACAATACCATTTATATGCATACAGATTTAAAAAGCTACGGGAAAAAAACGATTGCTAGCAAAGATTTTACTTCAGTTTTAAAAAGTTTAGCCCAACAAATAGAGTGTGCAGAAATTAGTGATTCTTGGAAAGAAAAATATTTAAAGGAAAACTCAAATTACATCATCAACGGATTGCTGTTTGTTTACAATCATGATAATGATGCTGATTTATCTCTCATTAATAAGCTTTCTTCTGTGAAAGCTACATCCATTCAATTACCAGTCAGTAAAAATATTTTTGTGTTAGATCCTATTGATATTGGTTGGTTAGTAGATATTGGCAATGGTATAAGTAATTTACTTAGTAAGTCTAAAATAGAAAAAGATTATTGTTTTTTTTATCCACAAAAAACTTTCCAAGGTGTTGATGGTTTTGAGGAAAGTGCAACTATAGAATTATTAAAATCAAATGTAATAATTCTTAAATCTTCAAAAGAAACAAGATCACAACAATTGAAAGTATTCTATCGTGGTCGTGGAGAAACAACTGAAGAATTTCAATATTTATTAGATTATTTTAGACACAATCAATTTCTTGAATATAAAGAAGATACTATAGAAATATTTTTTTCAAAAAATGTTGATAAAAATGCAGCCAACTTATTTGATAAAAGTAGACATGAATACATCGAACGATATACAAAAAATCAGGAAACATTATCTTTTTGTATAAATTCTATCTCGCTTAATGGTTTAGATCATATAGATAAAAGTCAGACATTTAATGAAAATATTATTGGTATGGGGGATTAAGTATGAAATATTTGAAATTTGATAGTCTAGTTATATCTGATCGCGATATTATAGACCTTCTGGATGCTCAAAAAGGAAAAATATCTAAAGAAAAGCTATTAGACTTTTTGCAAGAAAGAGGAATTTTCTGTTCAGAAAATGAAACTCGAAATGCATTACATGAAAGAATTGCTGCTTTGAGTATAGATTGGTTTTTAATTGAAGATATATTAAGTCTAGCAGCATCAAAAGAAAATTTTCAAAAAGTTACTGCTACGAATTTCACCCTACCTAAAGCCGATGCTCTTGAAACCACACTTGAAAATTTAAAATCTCAACTTAGTAATAAGGATTTTATTGTTGATAAATTAAAAAACGGCAATTATGAAATTCAATATAAAGTTGACAAAATTGAAAAAAATAACGCAAGACTAATTCAAAGAACTAGTAAAGATGAAAAAATCTCTATTAACTTGGATGGTGATCAAGCTACTATTGTTAATACAGTAGGCGAAGGAACAGATACCGTAGTCCAAACTTTTTTTAATGAATTAGAACGTAACTCTAAGACAGAAATAAAAAACACTAGCATTAATTTTTCATCTATAATTGATAACACTATAATAAATAAATATTTCCTTGATCTAATAAAAATTGATGCCAAAAAATATAAGGTTATTGATGTAATAAAATTAAAATTAAATAAATTTAACTCTAATGTAAGTGAAGAACTTGAATTAGAAGATGTCGATATTACTGATGAACTTAATTCCGATCCAGATAAACAAAAAGATGAATTAGATAAGGAAGATATTAAATCTGCACTTATATCAGGCTCATCACTATTGGCAAGCAATCTATTTAAGGTACTGTCTAATAAAGGCTATTTTATCAGTAGTATTGCTTGGTTAGTATTAGAAAAGACTGGTGAGAAACGGAAAATTGAGTATAGTTCGGGTTTTACAGATCCAGACAAAAGAGATATTTTTACATTTGAAAGTAAGGGTTTTTTTGAAATCAACTCGGCAACTCAAGATTACAAAAAAAATAGAACTACATGGAAAAGTAATCAGAGGAAAATGATAGAGTTTGCTTTTCAAAAGTATGCCTTTAGTCTTTTTCAAACAGTAATAGAAAAAGTTGATAGTAATGAGGGCTCTAATGAATAAATACAAATTATTTAAATTTGAAAGTTCTTTAAGTTTTCATGAATTAAAAGATCGTCTCGTAGATAATAATAATTATCATGATTCTTCATTTGATTTAAAAACAATCCGCCTTACAGATAAGGAACTTTGCTTTAATTTCGTAGAAAATAAGCTAATGGAGACATATTTATTAGATGTTTATGGTAATCAACAACTTATCAAATATCTTCAAGTTGATAGTTTAGAATTTCAAATTATTCTAAAAGATAAGGATATATTCTTATTAATTATTAATGCACCTAGAAGCTTAAAGATTTTTAAACAAACTATTGCTGAAATATTAGATTATCAAATTTCTATAACTGATATACAAATTAATCCAATCGAATGGATCGAAAGGTTAGAGTTTTCGTCTGAACACTCATTTGAAATTCACTCACTTGAAATTAAAGATATCATTTTTAATTCAAGTACAAATGGTTCTATGACCATAAAAAGTCAAATCGATCTAAGAAAAACCTATGAAAATAATGTTAAATCTAATAATTATAAAATTTGTAAAGCTCTGATTATAAATGATTCCTACTTTAAAGGGCGATTTATTTTAAGTAAGGATGCATCTTTTCAGTTAGATTGCATGAATTCAAAAGCATTAATTGACCTATTATTGATAAATTTATAAATATTTATTAAAAATTAGGTTTACCTATTGACTTAAATATTAGGTATGCCTAATATTTATCTCACAGACAACAAAAAGCACCCCTGCCTTCGAACTCATGGGTGCTTTGCAAAACTGCGAGATAAGTATGAACACAAAATCCAATCGATTCAACTATTCAGCTGTAACACTGCTTACAGCGTGTACGATTGTCGCAGGCATGACACTAGCCTGTCATCCTGCTGCATCACCAGTCGTACCTAGCCACTACACCACTGCCCCAAGCGTTTACGGTGTAAAAGACATCAAACTCACCTCTAAAGATACTGGCATCGCCACCATCCGACTAGATGACTTCATCCTAAAAGCAAACTTCCAGTTTGAAACCCATCCAGACAGCTACGGCGTAGTGGGTTCAGATTTTACAGCGGTCAATATTATCAACCTGTATGACATTGAGATCAGTGACCTCAAAGGTAATAAATACCGTGATTTCACCAATTACGAAGACCATCTCAACATCAATAATTTAATTGCGACATACGTCGAAAATAACAAACTTACAGAGGAATAAGAATATGAACGCGAAATTACCAGTATTGACCATTACAACTGAGCAGCTTAGGAAATTTGAACGAGAGAGAGACAGCATAGTTTTTGATGTTCAAAGTACAAGTGACATTCTCGACCAGATGAGCACACTTTTCAGCCTTATTGCTAAGGCATCAGAAGGAGAGAATCCTTCAATTTACCAAATCAAAAATTTGGCTCGTCTCGGACACTATACGTGCGATGGGTGGTCAGGCGTAATTGAAAGTATCGAAAGTCATATTAAAGAAATTTCCCCACTCAATTCTACAAATATCTAAAACAAATATTAGAAGGAATATCACTATGAACGCTATCGCTAAATTTACTTCAACCAATCCTAATGGTTTGGCTTTATTGAAACAAAATCAGGCATGGCTTGAGGCTTGTTTAGAAAATGAAAATGTTTGCCACTACTTTGCCATTCAAATTAAAGGCAAAGAAAGCTATCCATTTGGAGCAGAAGATCGACCTTTCTTCGATTTAGAGAAAGCTCAAATATACTTAGAACATTTGCAAGCAACCAATCCTAATATTAACTATTTTATTAGCTCAGGCGCATTTGATACTGATGCATTTGATTTTGACGATGAAAATTTACCAATGTGGCATCGAGTATGGCTCAATAAACATCAGTATCGAATTATCAAATTACAGATACTCAAGATGACAGATTCAGAATTATCCCAACTTATTAGCAATTATAATGAAATAAAGATATGGCAAGAAGAGCATAATACGAAAGAAATTTGTCATTGCTATACGGCCCAATCATTTGATGACTCAAATGGAGATATTTCAATTTCTTCTCAGTTTACCACCAATCTTATGACAGCACTTTCAGCAAAAATTTATTTTGAAAAAACAATGTCTAATAGGAATTTCAGAGTCATATGCGGCCTTATGACAACTGAACAAGTAATGGGGATGGATGGTAAAGTGAATGAAGAGTTGCAAGATTTCATCGATCAACACAAGGCCCGCCTGCAATCCCTTAGCAAGGAGTCAGCAGCATGAGCAACCTAATTGACTTTACCCCGATGAAGAAATCCACGGCGACTGAAAAGTTGCCACGGATTAACCTGAATGATCCAGAAGTACGGGCTGAGATTGGTCAGGCAGATCGACTAGTGAGTTATGACATTAACGCCATGAGCATAGAAGAACTACGCGACCATGCACGTTACTTCATTGTCATGCGACATAAAGTCTTGCTCAGTCGATCACAGCAAAGTCGGGCCTTTTCTCAAATTATACGTTTGATGAATGCATTTCTGGAACGTCGCCGCAAGGAAGAACTAGGCAAATACCATACTTCCAACAAACTGGATACTGCAGCGAAAGCAAAATCACAGGTATTTGCAGAGATCATGGACGTGCTGCCTGAAATTGCAGGCTCAACCATGGCAAGAGAGTTCTCATGAGTTTTCGTTACTCATCACGCTACCGCACGCTCATCGTGTTCGGTAGCAAAATGAACCATTGCTTTGACAATGTTAATGCATCTGAGATTAACCAGTTAATCTTGGATGCCAAATTTAAAGAAGCGTGCTGGAGAGGGTAAAACGATCTGGAGCTGCGATATTCTACATGAGTGACCATATTGCTGACCCTCTACGGCCACTCTTGAGAACATTGCAGTATTTGGGGAAATTTTGAAAGGTTAGGTTATGGGTAAATATATATTTGTTGTTGAAGCAGAAAAACCACCTCAGGTGTTTATCAATGAAGTCATTCCAAATATCGGCAAAGTCATTGAAATGAAAGCTGAGGAATTACCCAAGAGAGTTGATGCAGCCTGGCTGCAAGAGCGGTTTTCTATTTCGCGCAAGGCCTTAATAGAAAAGTTGCGGATTTTTAACAAAGGGACCGATACCAAACATTTATACGACCCCAAAGAAGTCATGCCAATTCTCGAAAACTTGCATGTGACCAATAAGCGTGGTGCAAGACGTAAAAATTAAGGGAGCGATTGCTCCCTTTTCTTATTATGAAGCATTCATCATTCTGGCAATATCCGAGGCCGTAGGATTGTAGTATGTATTGATCAGGGTTCTGATATCCCGATGCCCAGTAACCTTGGCCAGAATCTCGACAGGCAGCTTACGTTTGTTTACGAGTCTGGTGATCGCTTCGTGCCGTGTATCATGGAAATGAACCAGATTGTGCAGCTCTGTTTTTCCAACCGCTCTTTGCCAGCACAACCGAAAAGAATTACTGGTATGTGGAATTAATTTAACGCGATCGGCATGAGGTAACAGATCCAGCAGTGCTCTGGCTTCTGTCGAAAGTGGCACATTACGTGAATCACCATTTTTAGTCATTGGCAGATGTATGTAATCGGGGTAAATATTGTTGCAGGTAATGCCGATAATTTCCCCTTTCCTCATGGCGGTTTCAATCGCAAAAAGAAAGGCCCAGGCAACATACTGTCGGGGTGTTTTGGGCGTGGTACCTGCTTTATAGTTGAGAGCCTCAAGTATGGTCTCGATTTCACTCTGACTGATTAATCGATTACGAGCGGGTGGCTTGGCCGGTTTGATCACTTGCGCAAATGGATTCTCTTTGAGCATAAACAGTTCATTTTTTGCATAGTTAAAAACCGAAGTATAAAGACACATCTGCCGGTGCACGGTTCCTGCTGCAACTTCCTGTAGTCGCTTATCTCGCCAGTTTCTTACGTCAATCGCTTCGATGTCATATATTGATTTTTCGGCAAGATCGCCAAAGTACTTTTTAAAGGTTTTGATTTTTAGCTGTTGCTGAATATAAGACTTGCCCCTTTTCTTGCATCCCACCTCGTCATAGTATTTCTGAAAAAGTGCATGGAATGAAAAGTAAGCTTTTCTTTCTATCGATTTCTGGGGATCATATTCCGCTTTCATTTCCAATAAACGAATGGCTGCCCACTGTTCACATTCCCGAGCGGTATCTCTGGTGGCGGTATCACGAAGATTTTTATAACGAACTTGGATTCGCCAAGCATTGCCGCGTTTCACTGGTTTTTGCATAAAATCACCTTGGTGTCGTAGCAGCACCAACGACAAAAACCAAGTAAAAACTTGGTGTCCACTTGGTGCTAAAACGGAAATAATAAGGTGTTTTTGACGCAAATTTTGAGGATTTTGCACCCTCAAGCTGACCAA